AAAGAAGATGATGGGCAAGTTATAGAACAAGTTGATTATGTAAAGTTTCAAGGATGGGATTTTTTACCAGGGGGAGAAGCATCGGTGTCCGATGCTAGTTTTGAAGTCATAACGGAGGGGATTAAAATGCCTGACAAAGTGTTAGGTGAAAAGGAAGTTACTGAATTTGTTCAGAATACTATTACTGAAGCTGAACAACGAATTACGCAAACAATCACCGAAAGTATTACCAGCATTCTTAAAGAAGCGGGTCTTTTGGTTGATGAAATAGCAGAAGACAAAACAGAATCCGAAAAGAAGACTGAAGTCAAAGATGAACGCATTGAAACCCTATTGCGCGAAATAAAATCTTTGAACGAACGCATTGAAAGCGGCGAAAAAGTAACCGCAGACTTTAAAAGAGAAAAGGAGATAGCATATTTAAGGCAATTTGCTAACCAATATCTTGAAAAGGAAGTCCAGAAGGAGAAATATAAACGGTTTAATGAAGAACAGAAGAAGCGCATGCTTCGTCTGGTGAAACCCGAAGAGCTTTATGGTAAAGTTGACATCGCTAACGAAAATTCATTGTCCGAAAAGCTAAATGAATTATTTAGTACTCAAGTAACCATTGCCGATGGCTATATTGCAGATATGAAACTAAAAGAGTTAGGCATACTTGACGAAAATGGTAATATCAAAAAAATGTCCGAACATGGCGTTACTCGTGTAGAGATAAATGAACAGACGCCGGGCATGGAATACATGGCTAAACTTGAGCAAGCGGTAGAAAATCGATTGAAGCAGACTGATTCCTGGGTTATGCCAAAAGGACATGCTTCAGAATTTGCCTTGAATGCTATTCTCAAAGAATTTGATGAGCAAAACTGGCGACAGCTTGAAGCAGAGGCAAAAACACTTACAGAAGCCAACGAAGTTACGCAGGCAAGTATCGGACCGCGTGTTGCTATGATTTCACGTACAATTATTCCTATCGCATGGAGACGATTAACCGCTCTTGACGTAATGGATGTAGGCCCCACAATGGGAACCCGTATTGTCGATATTCCAGTTGCTTCATGGGGTCCGGCGGAAACCTCAGAACTTTCAGATGATATTGGTTCCATAATGGTTGCTGATGATGGGGATATCCCGGTGGGAGGCATAACTTATGCAAACTATCCATTGTATGCTATCCGATTGGCGTTGAGTGCAGAGATTCGCTCTGAGGCGATTGCCACTGCTAAAGGCACCTCAATGGATCCAGTGGCGGATAGTTTAGCCGGTTTATCACGCGATATTTCAACCCGATTAGATAGACTATTTTGGTGGATGCAGATTGCCAAAGCACAGATGTTTACTTCTTCATATACCCAGAAAACCAGTTACACTGCAATGGTTGACAAAGGGAGCAATTTATTTGCATTTACTACCGATGGTTCAACTGAAATTACTGGTGGACTTTTGCGTTATGAATGGGTGAAGACGGTTGATGCGCGCGGTAACCCAACCGGAGCCGATATTGTCAAACTTTACGGTACTGAAGCGGGTACGCCGACATTACAATCGATTGATGTCCGCGAGGCGGCTGGTGATAATACCGCATTAGTATATACTGATGATTACTCAGTCAATTGGCTTGATGGTACGATAACGCTAACAACTGCTGGAAACGTGAAAGAGGCAAATAATGGATTGGAGGCAAAGTATACTTATTCTAATGCTACCGGTGTTATTAATGCTAATTTCTGGTCTGCTATACCGCCCACAGGCGTTACGTTGTATGACCATCTAATTAACTTACGTCAACAAGTCGGAGAATCTAAAGTGTTGGTTAGTGACCGACATTACCAGGCAAATTTTATTGCTATGTCGAATGGAATTGAGGATTTGATTTCATCCGGCCCACAGTTTACCGAAAGTGGACGTTCACCTGCTGAAGTTATGGACAGATTAGCAAATGTGATGAACTACGCTGGATTGACACCTACCAAAACTTCTGCAATTCCTAATGGCTATATTCTAATCGGGGAAAAGGGTTCGGCAGTATATCGTGTGCATACACCACTTAAAATGGTTGGCCCTTACAAGATTGACATCAAAGGACATGATTATTATCATATCGAAGAATATAGCGGTTTTGATGTACCTGTAATGGATAAACTGACTCTAGTATTGATAACTGACTTATAATAAAATAGGATGAGGCAACTCATCCTATTCACGTATAGGAGGATTTTAAAATGTCAATCGGAAACTTGATAGCGGATATTGACCCTGGGCCATCATTAGGAAATGCGGTGGCGCGAAAAACACTCGATTTAGCGACTGATGGTGCGCAGGGTACAAAAACTCTATTTACTGTAGTTGGCACAGTCTTGGTTCGGTTATGCGCTATTTGTACCAAAAATTTAGCCGGTGCTACGGGAACTATCTCAATTGGAATTGCAGGTGCAACGGCAGCAATCATCGCTCTAACAACGGCTACCAATATAGCCGCAAATGAGATTTGGCATGATGCTACGCCGGATGCATCAATTGAATCTGTTTCTACTCTCCGCGAATATATTATAACTGGCAGCAAGAATATCATTGCTACGATTGCGACTGCGGATTTAACGGATGGTATATTACAATTTTATTGTTTCTGGGAAGCTCTTGCTGATGGAAGCACTGTTGTAGCGGCATAAGATTAGATATCGAATGCGGAATGCGGAATATGTTTGTTGTTTCGACAACCAATTCCGAAAGTTCTGTTCGGAAGCCTCACCACGACGAAGCGTCTTTGGTCGAAACAAAAAGAGTGTCTTGTCCGTTTGACAAATAATTCCGAAAGTTTCTGTCAAACGGACAAAAAGAACAGCGATGGCACAAGATACATCATAATAGAAATTTTTGGCGAGGTTGCATAATGTCATCCGTAACAAAAACACAATTTAGAGATGAGTGTAAAATACGTTCAAGCGCAATATCATCTTTTTCTGACCTTATAATTGAAACATTTATTGATATTGCACTTCGAGCATATAGTCAAAAGTTACCTGAGTTGCGAGTAAGTCCTGATAATGCAATTGTAAGTGACCAAGAATTGTATGCTTTTCCATCGAATGCAGAATCAATTACCAAAGTTACCGATGCTGACACCGGCGAAGAAATTACGTTTGCGCTTACCGATGAAGGCAACGGGAATAAAATTCGGCTCGGTAACATAAAACTTAATTCATTTCACGATTTACTTGAAGCAGACTATTATGATTCGCCGATAAACCGTTCCGAAGCACAGGCAAGTGTAACTGGATACGATACTTTCGACATTGAATATACGTTACTTCATGATATGACCTCCATTGCGGACACGGCATTGGAAGCATTGTACTATCATGTTCTTGCTTCGGTTTATGATAGCAAAGCTGAAAGCGCATTATCAACCAGTGAAACCGAAATAACTACAATGCCAACAAGTATTATGGATAGAGACGCTCGTGGTGAAACAACTCAGTTTTCTTATACCAGTCGAACATCCATTGCAAAACAATACAGTAGTTTAGCGCAAATCGCTATGGATAAATTCAACGCCATAATCAATAAATTTGCTTACGGAACAAGAGGTTAACCATGGCTTACCTTTGGCTTACCGATGAAGAAATTCAACCGTTTCTTAATCCAGAAACTATTCTTGGTGATAACTATGAAAGTACGAAAGCACAAGTATGGGAAAATCTTATTGTGCGTACAATGGTCGATTTTCTCAGTAGCGTTTTTGAAATTACAGTCGGACAAAAAGACGATGCCTATTTAAAGTTGTTAGCAGCTCAGTGGACAGCGGCAGCGATTGCGTCCGGACACATGGGGACAAGTGTAGGTATGCCGGATTGGACAGATAGATTTAAGAATGAAGTGCTTTCTGCACTGGCGCGCAAAATTCGTACCCAGTCAGATATTACTGGAGTTGCCAAACGCGATATTCCTTTACATGAGCGATTGATATACGCGAAGACGATGGAACAAGGAGTAATACCGGAATGATAGAAATAGATGTGAAGCCAACATTCAACCAACTGAAACAAGCAATTGTAGATGTTGAAAAAAATGTCATGCAAAACTTGCAATCATTCTGGGAAGATTATGCTACACGCGCGGTTATTGATGAAATAGCACGAATATTTGCGACTGAAGGTTACGGACAGTGGCCGCCTCTTAGCCCTAAGTATGCAGCCTGGAAAAGAAAACATTATCCTGGTAAAACAATACTTAGATTAACAGATGCTTATTTTAAAGCATCAACGGAAAAGAGCGCGGGCGGAAATATCGCACACTATACCAAAGAATATATGGAATGGGGTGCGGATTTATCATACTTTGAGAGCATTGCAGGTTTTCCATATCCGATTGTCCATGAAAAGGGTGGAAGCAAACATCCACAACGCGCAGTATATGAGTTAGCTGAACAAAGTGAACCATTACAAAATGCTTTAGTTGATGCGTTTGGTAGGTGGCTTGATAAACGGGTATGCGAAGAACTAGAAAAAGTATTTTAAGTTGAGGTATGCATAATGGAGGGTGTATTAGTAAAATTTGTCGAAAATTCTCCTATACTAGCTCTTTTAGCGGTCTTTATTTATGTCTCTTTTAAAGCACAAGAGAAACGTGATACTCAAATGATAGCGGAACGAGAGAAATTTTTAGAAGCTATTCAAAATGGAATTGCCCTTTCTCGTGAGTTATCATCGGATGTTTTGAAGTCTGTAGGCGAACAGTCTGGCAATTTGCGGAGGTTGATGGAAATAGTCATGCAAACGCACACCTACCAAAAAATAGAACATGAACAGATGATAAAGATATTGGAAAAACTAAATGGGAGAACTTGAAAAATGTTTGTAATACCAAATAGCATTTATAACAAAGTCAATGAGCTAATAAATACCGACAGTCGGTTAAATTATTTTGAAACCAAACAATCGGGATTTTATCCACGTGGAGAAACTTTGTTAGTACCAGCCATATTTCCCTGGATTTTTACCGAAATGGGTGGAATGAATACAATAGAATGGGCGCGCTCGTCGGCTGTTTGGCGTTATGAATATATTGTAAATGTCGTTGCTATGACACATGCCGATAAAGGCGACCCAACTACACTTATTGTTGGTGATGGGACAAATGTAAACAAAGGCATTCAGGATATTGCGAGTGATTTAGTTGACGTATTCTGGGAAAAGAAGGTTAGCCATTTTGATGTGCCTGGTGTACGTGATTTCACTATTCGGCGCGTTGGGCAACCTTCCGTTCTGAATGTGCAAAGATTACTAATGTCTCCGTTTATCCGAGGAATACAGATAGATTTAGCGTTTTTGGTAGAAGAAAGGGGATTTTAGATGAAGCTTTAAGTGCAGATGGCGCAGTTGTTGCAGCGTAGTTTAGTTTCTAAACTTGTTCGGTACGTTAGTACGTTACAGATGATAATGCCACCCTTGAACGCTTCTGCGATGAACTCAAAGATAAACAAAAGGAAATCCGACGACTGCAAAGAAAATTAGAACGTCAACGCCGAGCAAACAATCCACAAAACTACAATCCCGACGGAACAATTAAGCCCGGTAAAAAGACATGGCACGAATCAACACGATTAAAGATTACGAAAACAAAACTCGCTGAACTCCAACGTAAACTTGCTGCCCATCGTAAATCTCTACACGGTAATCTTGCTAACCGTATTTTGAAAACTGGAAAGGATATAAAGACTGAGAAACTCAGCTATGGAGCATTTCAAAGGAACTATGGGAAATCTGTTAAAGACAGA